GGGGAACTTCAAATTGCGAAGACTGGATAAATATCTTGCCGGAGACGAGAAAGCATTTGTGCAGGAATTACACGACATAACAAGAGAGTTTATGGCGGCTTTTGAAAAAGACCAAACAACGGAAGAGATATTCTGGAAAGAGTTGATACTTAACAGTCCTCTAAAAGAGAGGTACGAAGCAGAATACTGTGATAGATTCAACTGCACCAAGTAACACCAATTAAAGGGCATCAGGAGTAGCGCAACTCCGTAGAGGTTCTACATCTCCTTCCTCTACACGATGCCCTTTCTTTATTGAAAAGGAGATGGCGCCCCAGATAAAGGAGATGGAAAACAATGAGAAACGAGAGACGGTTTGCACCTATACCGCATAGTCTGACATTTGATAAGAATTTGGGTTCAGAAGAGAAGGCTTTATACCAGCTAATAGCCGCCAGCTCGTTCAGGCACGGTTATGCGTACTTTTCCTTATCATATATAACTCAAATGTTGAGAATCGGTAGAACAAAGGCTGTACAGGCAACTAAAAGTCTTGAGCTGGCAGGGTGGATTTTAGTAATTAGAGCTATGAGCCCAACAAGCAGATATATCCCATTAGATGAATATGGAATAACCCTGTATCCAATAAAGAATCCAGAGGTTAGAAAGGCAGTTGAAAACGCGAAGTGTTCAGTCCTGATAGCTTAGATTACTTTGAGTCCCATTTGGGACTGCCTACATTCAGTCCCAAGTAGGACTACCTACATTGAGTCCTATATAGGACTGTACTAAGAACTACACAAAGAACCTTACAAAGAACTACTAAGAACATATATAGATATATACGCCGCTTTTGCGGCTTTTTGTTGTGGCAAGGAGTTGATAATATGGCGAAAAGAGGGAGACCAGTCAAGTATAATGCCGAGAAGATGATAAAAGTTCTCGAAGAATACACGAATAACACGGAGATTCCAATACTCAAAGAAGTTTGCTATCAGAACAAGTGGAATGACCGATACATATATGAGTTGGCTGCCAAAAACAAGAATTTATCTGAGGCTATAAATAACTTGCTGATGAAAAAAGAATCACAGCTAGAGCGACTTGGACTTCAAGGAAAAATTGACAGGGGAGTTGCAATTTTTTCCCTGAAACAATTAGGCTGGAAAGACAGTCAGCAAATAGACCATTCCGGAAGCGTCAACATCGTAGTCCAAATGCCTGGTGTCGAGGATGGAGTATAACGTTACTGTCCCTGCTCAAGTATTCAATGACGTCTATATTCCTTACCTTAATAACCGCTCGAGATATGAGATATTCTACGGTGGTGCTGGTTCTGGAAAGTCCGTATTTGTTGCTCAACGAATGCTTGTTAGGGCTATGAAAGAGAAGGGACATAAGACTCTGATAGTCAGGAAAGTTGCAAAGACTAACAGGCATTCTACCTTCGCGCTAATAACAGGAATAATGCGGCAGTGGAATATAGAGCAACTATTCAAGGTTAACAAGTCGGATATGGAAATAACCTGCCTCAATGGGAATCAGATAATTTTCACAGGCCTTGATGACGTTGAAAAGCTAAAGTCAATTGCGAATATTACAGACATCTGGGTAGAGGAAGCCTCAGAAATAAGCCACGACGATTTCAAGCAATTAGACCTAAGACTTCGTGGGAAGACTCCGTATCCCTTGCAAATAACCCTGACATTTAACCCTATATCTGCTCTGTTGTGGCACAAGGCATATTTCTTTGACAATCCAAAAGACAACACAGTCATTCTAAAGACCACATATCAACACAACAGATTCCTGGATGAGGAATATAAACAAGTTATCAACAACCTCCAACACGAGGACAAGATGTATTTCAACATCTACGGACTTGGTGAGTGGGGTGTGCTTGGCAATCTCATCTATTCAAACTGGGAAGTGATTTCTGACGTTCCGGTAAGCTATGACGAGATTATTTGGGGTTTGGACTTCGGTTTCAATAATCCTTCGGCTCTTTTGAAAATAGGCATAAAAGACGGAAATTTATACCTGTTAGAAGAAATGTACAAAACGGGGCTTACGAATCAAGACTTGATAAAAGAGTTGCGCAAACGTATAGCGACTTTCGAGTCGATATACGCAGACAGTGCCGAACCTGCAAGGATAGAAGAAATCAAGCGAGCGGGCTTCCGGGTCTATCCAGCCCAGAAAGACGTGACGGACGGTCTGGACTTTGTGAAGAGGCAGCGTCTATTTATACACAAAGACTGCGCGAACGTCATCAAGGAGATTCAAGGATACAAGTACAAGGAGGACAAGGACGGCAATGTTATAGACGAGCCAGTCAAGTTTGCGGACCATCTTATGGACGCTATGAGATATGCGATTTACACTCATCTATGGCGGCCTAAGTCCTTCAGCTTGAAGACGGACATCATATAGGAGAGAATCTTGCTTGTACACCAATGTGATGAATGTGGAAGCGTTCAAGATGAGATAAACGCCACGAAGTGGATAAAATTGGAATCCGGGCTGGAATTCTGCTGCTGGAAATGCCTTGCAAAGTACGCGAGACGCAGGGACAGGCAAGACGAAGAGTACAAGAAGGAGGCACATCATGACATATAGGCAACTATGGGATTTGTTCTATGGTGAATACGATTTGAAATACTGCGTTGACCGTGGCCTTTTCTATGAGCTGAAAAAGGACGGTTCGACAATCAAACATATCACCAAGTCGCTGGTAGATTATCCCTTCGAGATTTTGAATACCGACCTGACAATGATATTCGGTCCCTCAGTTCAATACATAGACGAGAACAACGAAGCAGCTACCGAGAAGCTGAAAGCGTTGCACGAAGAGAACAACTTCGACGAACTCTCCCGGCTCGCGGTCCTTCAGGGCTTGATTCTCGGTGACACGGCACTCAAGGTAGGAAGAGACGACAGGCAGAGAGTCAGGGTCGGACTCGTGAACTTCCTGCGTGGCGACGTTGAATTCATCATGGACGCAGGGACTATCATCGAATGGATATACAAGTACAGCGTCCCTGACGGGAACGCGTATATAAACATAGAAGAGAGATACAGGAAAGACCGCACCATTATCGACATCGGAGGCAATATCAAGGAAGCTCCGAACGCATACGGCGAGTTCTGGTTCAAGTACGCGGCCAATATGCCCTCTCTCAACAGTGAAGTTTGGGGAGACTCCGAGCTTGAACGTTTCGCAGATACAGTGGACGAGATGAACTCATATCTCAGTCGTATAGGTGCGATAGCGGACATCTACGCGAAGCCTCGCATCATAGCCAGAAAGCTGATGAACCCTGAGTCTCTTCAGGCGACCGACAACCTCTGGGCAATCGACGCGGAAGACATAAGCATTCTCGAATACCAGGGGAACGTCATTCCCTCTCTCCTGGCTACTTATGACAGACTGGAGAACTATCTACGGAACAAATGCCCTGAACTCATTATGAACGACTTGGGCCAGATAGCAGGCTATGCCTTAAAACTAAAGCTCTCGAAGCTGATAAGAAAGATAGAGAACTATCGAAACGTGTACTTTCCCCTGCTCGAAGAGGTTTCCAACCTGATGCTGAAAATGGAAGGAATAGCAGACCCAAATGTGAAGATACACGCTAAACCCGTTATCCCATCTGACGAGGTAGAAGACATTCAGAAGTGGATGCAACTAGTCTCAATGAACCTAGTGTCCAAAGAGACTGCCGCTGAGGCTTTGGGCATCGATTGGAAACAGGAAAAACGAAAAATGGATAAAGAATCGGAAGAAGGCTACGCTAGAATGGCGCAGTATTTGACTCAGGGCAGTGATGAAAATGCAGATGCCGAGTCCGAATGAGCTTTGGAAGATTGCAGATAGGTTAGAGACGCTATTCCTAAGACGTAACTTGAAGCGTCTAGTAGAAAGGCTGTCAGAGATAGAAAAGCTCAAGAGTTCAAAGCTGATAACTGCCGCAAGGGCAAAAGAACTAAAACAGCGAGTCAATACAGCCGTCAGAGAATTTGCGAGAGAGTTTGAGAAAGAATCTAAAGCCTTGCAAGAGCTGATGTATGAAAAAGGCTGGGAGATAGCAGCGCGGGAACTGGGCATAAAAGCTACATTTCAGGGCATACCGCGAAAAGCATTGCAGACGATGAATCAAGGGCTTGTCTTTATGCACAACTATTCAGCCGAGCTTATAACGCTTGCCGAGAACGAAATAGCCATCGCGATAATGGCGGGTGACAGTTATGAGAATCTAATAGCAAGGCTGATGCAAAAGATAGAACAGAACGGCAAAAGAAATATATCAACTATGGCAAGAGACCAACTGGGAAGGGTAATGCAGATTGCCGCTTATGACTCCTTGTCGGAGAATGAATCAGATATAGCCTACTATCTCTGGAACAATCCGAACGACGAGAGAACTACCGACTGGTGCAGGAATAGATTGTATCTTAACCCCTGGTCTGTTGAAGATGTGAAGTTTTGCATTGAAAACAATCCAGTCGAATGGAAAGGATACGAGATACGCGACCCAAACATTGGGAGTACCTTCCTGCATCCGCACATTCAATGCCGTTCTGTACTAACGGCCGTTACAAAGTCAGCAATTAAAGAGGGAATGACCAGCAAGGAAGAACTGAAAGGCTTCGGACTCGAGGGCAAGAAATTCAAATAGCAGTAACCCCCCTTCTAAATAGAAGATGTTAGGCAGCCCTTTCGAGGGCTGCTGTCTTTTCACGCAATGCAACAACACATAAGGAGGAATGAAAATGTCAGAAGAAAAAAAGACCACTGCAACTGAACCAACAAAGACAGGGGCAGAGGCTACTTCCGAAAAGGGTGCGAACACTGAGAATCCAGCACCAGAGGCTCAGCAGTCGCAAACTGAGAAGAAGTATACAGACGATGATGTCAAAAAGCTATTGCAGCAAGAGGCAGACCGCAGGGTTTCAGAGGCACAGAAGAAATGGCAGAAACAGCTAGATGATATGAAAAAGGAATTGGAACTCTCGAAGCTCTCAGAACAGGAACGCCTCGAAGCTGAGAAAAAGGCAAAAGAGGAAGAAATAAGCAAACGCGAACAGGAAATAGCCAAGAAAGAACTGGACTTCAAGACGCTTGAATATCTGGCCGAAAAAAAGGCCGATAAAGACCTTATGAAGGCGGTCGAGGGTGTAGCCGAATATGAGGAAAGAAAGAAAGTAATCGACTACATCCTGAAAAAGGTGGACGAAATGACTACTGAAAGAGTCAAGCAGCTTGAATCCGGTACTTTCCAGCAGAAACCGACACAAACGCCTCAGCTTCCGGATGACCCGAAGGAGGCGGTGAAAGCGATATTTGCTCAAAGAAAAAAGTAGAGGTGACAAATAATGGCAGTTAAAACAGGAATGCTCACATCCTATGACATAAGTGAGAACAAGGTAGATGTTTCTCCTGTACTGAACAGGATTCAGCTACCCGAAACACCGCTTTTGAACGCAATTGGAATCTCAAGCGAAACGGTCGGAGGTACTACACACGAGTGGTGGGACGATGTACGACCCCTGCTATCGGCAACACTTAATGCCGCTTATACGGCTGGTGCTGGTTCGATAACGCTCGAAGATGCTACCGGGCTTAGAACCAATGCGATTCTTAGAATTGGTACCAGCATTTACAGGGCTACCAATGTCGATACCGATACAGAAGTGGTTACCGTTGCGGTTATAGCCAACGACGCGAATCATGATGACGGCGATACCGTTGAAATACTTGGGCAGGCAGGACTTGAAGGCGCAGATTATACCGATGCCGATTACACGGAGAAGGTCAAGAGAACCAACGTTACCCAGATATGGCAGGATTATATCAAGTTCTCAGGAACTCAACTCGCGGTAGAGCAGTATGTCAACGAAGACATCTTTGCGGAAGAGGTTGCAAAGAAACTCTCGAGAATGAGAATCTGGCTCGAGAAGTCCATAATCAATGGTCAGTACGTCTCACCGGCAAATAACACCACACCGCGGCTCATGGGTGGAATAGACTACTTTATCAGCGCGAACGGCGTTACTTCAAGTGCCGCTTTCTCTGAAACCAACCTTAAAGCGTTCTTCAAGAGCGTTATGGATGCTGGCGGTGTTGTTTCAGATGCGTGGATGAACCCAACCATGATGGACAACTTCCTTGCCCTCACAGCCGACAAGCTCGTGTATCAGAGAGCCGACAACGTTGTTGGAAGACTCGCAACCCAATACCTCTCGCAGTACGGCGCTGTTACTCTCCATGTCGTTCCTCATATGCCTGCTGGTCAGATACTTGTGTTCAGCCCGTCACAGATTGCCGTAAAGCCACTCAGAGGAAGGGCAGCCTTCTATGAGGAACTGGCAAAGACCGGGGACAACGTGAGAGGTCAGATAATCGGAGAATACACGCTTGAGTTCAAGCAGTCCGCTGTTGCTGGCAAATACACGATTCCTTGATGAGGTGATGAAATGAAAAAGCTATTGACGTTACTACTGATTGTTATAGTTGCAGGGTTCGCGTTTGCGTTCCCTGCTTTCCATTCGGTCAATTCCGGAGTAGTGGCCGCCACAGGTTCGACTACCCTGACGTTTACCGACCTTAACCCTCTTATCCAGGGTTCCAGCACTAACTACTTTAAGCTGGACGAAATCTGGGTAACTGCAATCGGAGTCCTGACCCATACCACAACCGATTCAACGCTCACGACCGACACCGAGGCCAAGTACACCGTAACGACCGTTCCTGACGACGACGATATGGCAGGAACACTTAAGCTGGACGTGACGGCTACTGACACGGTAACTTGGGACATCTACTGGAACGGTACAAAGGTCGCGACCAACTCCACCAGCACAACTTATGGTGGAATAGTAATAACCTACACCGGGACCAACGCCAATACCAACGACGAAATCGAGTTTACTTTTGCCAAGCAGTCCAGTGCGAACGATTTTATAGTCTCCTACACCTTCAACGACGTGTATATCATCTACAAGGCCGCGCAGGACAGGCTTGTTGCATCTGACCTGGTACTGGGCCATTATGTGCCGTATTCGACTACCAACTATGCGTTTACTATTACGAACTCGGAAGCTACTTATAGGTGCAAGTATAAAGTAATAATCCAGACTGATGAATAAAGGAGGGGCAAGGCCCCTCCTTCCTTTGGGGAGTGAGAGAATGAAATTCAGGGTAAAACGCGAAATCCGGTTTGTCATTGTGGACGGCAGAAACTATCATGTCAGGAATGGAATAGTTGACCTTCCGAATGACCCCGGTTACTCCTTTTTGGAGGCGATAGACGATGACGAACCTAGAGTACGCAAGGATGATATTGAACGATACGGACAGCTCGAACCAGATATTCACCGACAGCGAACTCCAACAGTTAATAAGCCAAAACAGCGAGCTAAAAGTAGTTCCAGCCGCGCCAAAAAATCTCGCTAAGACCATTTGGCAGATTCCATATCGAAAGCTCGACAGCACCTACGAGGCTGTGGTGTATGACGAATACCAAACAGAGTACGAAGCAACGATAGATTATGATAACGGCACGGCTACATTTTCCGTTGCACCCGATTATCCGATATTCATAGAGTGCAAGATAGTGAAATGGAATGACGTAAAAGCAGATGGGCTGGAGATGATAGCAACAGATATAAGGCGCTGGAACAGTTACTCTGATACAGGGCTTTCTGAACAGTTCGATAAGGCAGGTCTACTTGCTTATTCACGCAGCATACGAAGTGCTAGAGGTGTAGAGTTATGATTAATGTTCTCTGGTGGAAGGGAGAAGATGGATTCTTTGTAAAAAAGACAATCACATTTGACCCGATAGAGGGAGAAACGACCACCGAGACAACTACACCCATACGGTTGAGGATGACCGCGCTTGAGGGTGAAGATATGCAGCTTGGTTTTCAGGAGGGGTCGTATAAGGTTTATACTTCCTATGACGGTAGCCCAATTGTCAACGTAGATTATCTTAGATATAAAGGTGTTGATTACCTTATAAAAAAGGTTGTAAAGCGCGAGGGCTTCCAGATATGGGAGGTGCGAGAGAATGAGTAGAGACGGTTTGACACTCACAATAGATGCACAGTCTCAGAAGGCGTGGGAACAGGCATTAAAGAAGTTAGGAAATGATGCAAAAAAGGTTGGAGCTGACGTAATAAATGAGACACTAATTGATATAGACCAGAAAACGGTAGAACTGACTCCGGTAGAAACTGGCAGATTACAACAATCCTGGACTATAAAGAAGGCCACACCAGAACATCTTGAAGGCAAAGAGTTCACAAACGTCGAATACGCGCCAAGCGTTGAGTTCAACTACTGCAACAAGCACCGAATCAAGCACAAACCGCTAACAAACGGCCTTGAATATGCTCGGGGCGCATTCAACCGAAGGCTTGTCCAAAAGTTTGGGGAGCTGATGAGATGAAGTCGCTTAAACAATATCTCAACAGCTATATCAATACGAATTTAGGTACAGAGTATTCAATTGACTTCGGGCAAGGGCTTGATACTACAAGTCTTTCGTCCTACATCAAAGTCTATTATGGAAGCGAGTTTGCTGACGACTATGCAGGCGGTGACCAGATAGGCAACAAGCGTGGCAAACGGATGCGCCAGATAGTCGATATAGACTGTTATGCAAGGTCTGGTGTATATGCGCTTGATGAAGTGAAAGACGATGTGTTCAACGAGCTTGTGAAATATAACAGGCTCATACTAAGCAATGGTACGGCAATCGAGATTCAGGAGAGAAACTGGAATTTGGTAGAACAGACAGATTGGCAGCACGGAGTCTGGACTATTGTAGTCAGTTATATCTAGACGATGGAGGAAGAGGCACCACCGGAAGAGCCATAAACTAACACAAATCACTAAACCGCCTTTAGGGGCGGTTTTTGTTTGGAGGAATAAAAATGGCAATAAGCACAATTGTTAAAAACAAGCGAGACGGTGTACTAACGATTAAAGACGGCACATCAACAACTCCAAATACCTTTGTTGTGAACTTCTCCGAAGGAGACCTGCGTTATGTACCACACTCTCAAAGCAGGCCAATCCTCATAAAAGACAATCAGGGTGCGAGGTCGCATTACAAGAAAGGCGACGAATTCGAGGCTGAGGGTACAATCAGCTTTAGTTTCAAGTATTGCGACAGAAACGCCAGAGCCGCTTTGACCTGTGGCACGGTCGATTCAACAGTTTGGACTTCTACGGCTGCGAGCGACAGTAACATTCCGAGCTTCTACAAGACCGTAGACATCGAGTACCAGATTTATGCAGACATAGACGCTGGAACAAAAGGTGAAATTATTACTTTTACTAAAGTCTGGTTCAATCCTGCAAGCATCCAGTTTTCAGAAGGTGATGAGGCCAACACGCTCAGTGCAGAAGGTCTGATACTCGGAGACATAACAGAAGCAGCAGATTCATAAGAAGAGGGCTACGCGCCCTCTTCATTTTTGAATGAGGTGATGAAATGTCAAATTTCGTATATGCAGCTAATGAAGCAGAAATAACAATAAAACCAGAAGAAAGCAAAACAAGATACTTAATGAAAAGTGATACAATTCAAAATAACCTCGGTCTCTCTCAATCTCCCTCCCTCTCCCTCTATCCATCATCATTGTGGAGTAAGCAAATAAGCATCGAAGATGGAAACGTTCTAAATGAAGCAGAAAATCTTATTACATCGCAAGCACTTATCAAAAATATCTCAACCACAAAAGATGCACTTCTATATTTCAAATTTCGTGGTGGTCACTTGAGTGTAGGAGTAACAAATGATATTGTCGGTAGTCCTATATATGGTTTTGGAATTGGTTTCAAATGGGAGGGCATAGTCAAAGATGGGGTGACTATATCAAGCATAATTGCCGGGCCCGTTGATACAAGAGTAAACCTTACAACCCTTTCAGATTTACCCACAACATTTCACGAGTTTGTAATGCACGTTGACAGGCTCAGAAAGAAATGCGTGCTTTATAACGTAAACACCAGTGCGAAACTCGGCGAAATAAACATAGATGGGGCGCAAGACGTGGCTGGAAATCCAGAAACCACCCCAAAAATCTTTGCTTATGTCTTGACTGGCGGGACGCCAGAAACACCCTATGTTCGTGCGTGTAAGCCAAACATTATTGCGATAGGAGACAGCATTACATATCGCGGCACGGACATCTATCCGTGGTACGACTATGTAAAACAGTTGGGGCTTAATCTAAGAACGCAAGGTCACAAGAATTGGTTTGTAGTCAACAAAGGAATCGGCAGTCAAACATCTGCAATGATAGATGCAAGAATAGCAACTGATGTTGTTGCTCATGAACCGAACTATTGTTTTTTGCAGGCATCTAATAATGATTACGGAGCGGTTGATTATACCACTCGAAACTCAAACATCAACAGCTCAATCTCTACATTGAAAACCGCGGGGATAACGGTGTTACTGACAAACTCAATTGTTCCGAACTCAAACCATGGGAGCTATCCCGAAATAGCAACATATTTCAAAACATGGAACGCAGACCATTTCAACGGGACTATCTTTCCTGATGCAACACGTTTAATTGACATAATGACTCCGGTGGCAGACATAAATGGTGAGCTTGACCCAACCTATGCTGATGATGGGATTCACCCAAATATAGCAGGGTATGGGCTGATAGGGGATTCGGTCGTGGAGCAAATGAGTGAATGGAATCCACACTCAGACACTATGAACTCTGGCAGAAAGGCGTATTACGAGAAAGACCTGTATTCGGAGCTTTCGGCAGGAGAGCTGGCGGATGAAACCCCAACAGATGGGGATATAGGTTGTGTGAACTGGAATCCTGTCGATGGCGTGCAAAACATTGAAATCATTAACGAAGATTCAGGCGGTATAGAAATAGGCTCACTTAAAATAGACATGGCTAAACCGTTCTGGGGAGACAGTTATATCGACCTTGACGAAATGATATTCTACGACCACGGAGGCTTCGAAGAGGTTACGGTCTCAAGCGGGGCGACTACGCTCTCGGCCAACGGCACAGGGACTTGCTATCTCGTGGATTCGTCAGGGGCTTTCTACTTTGGAACGATTTCAGGCGATGCAGTCACAACAGATGCTCCCGACGGAGACTATACGGTTATCTATGAGCTTGAAACACCATTGGAGACGAGCATTATTCCCATTTCAACTGGCATAGAGCTAAAATCAGGCAACAACATATTTGAAATTACGCCAGAATCTTTGATATTGAAGATTGTATACAACGATGTATCGTCCACGTCATCAACACAGGCTTTCATAGAACGATTCAGGGCAACTACGAAGCGCGGAGGAAGGACATTCCAGCCTTACGGTTCGAGAGTTCTCAAGTCAGTCCCAACCAGTGAAGAGGTAGCTATCAGTCTATCAAAAATGAATATAGACGACGAAACGATAGGACTCGCGCTAGACGGCGGTCACTTCCAGATTGAGAACACCTATGTCAACGTGAATGACGGCAGCGAGATAACAGACACTTACAAGCACTGTCGAATCACATCTCATGGGAAGGAATACTCGGCAGGCGACATCGTGAAAGAGGATGTCGAAATAGAGTGCGCAAAGGTGGTGACTAGCTGATGTTCTCGATAAATGGAAGGACTCTATACGACGTTATCAACTATGAACCTTATGACAGACCCACCAGAATGCAGTATTACCGAAATTCATTGACTGGCAAACTGTATAGAGAGGATTTGCCGGGCAAGGACGTTCGGTTCCATCTTTTCGAGGTCATCACTGATAAGACAATGTACGACTTTCTCAAAGAGCTTTTTGTGAACCAGTCGAAGTCAAATAACAAGATAACGTTGTACACTCCCGAAACCAGCGCGGCAGTTGAGTGTGTGTTCATTGAGGACGAATTCAGACTTAAAAAGGTCGAAGGCGAAGCAGAACTATACGAGGGTACCATCACGTTTGAAGAAGTGCAGGTGAAATAATATGTCGTCCTATACCAGAACACTTTCTGAGGCTACAATAACCGTTAGCGGCCTTACCAACATTCCCGCGTTTTCGTTTGTGGATAATATCACTATTACGGCAAATGAAAAAAGATTTGATTATCAAGATGTTGAGGCAGGCACGGAATACAGCTCGCGTCAATCGAAGTCATATACAATCCGAATACGGCATATGCCCGTTGATTGGAATGTACAAAAGAGTTTTGATTTAGATGACGACTTTTCATTGCAGATAGTCCACACAAATCAAAACGGCGGTTCTGCCGTTACTGAATCCTATTCAAACTGCCGTTTTCTCAATCCATCTGATTCTTACGACCGCGGAGACGCGGCCACGCAGGATGTAACAATAATCTCAAATTCCAGAACAATTTCATAAGGAGGGAACAACAATGAGTAGCAAAGCGGTTGAGCTAAAGAAGCTCACTAAAAGCGATGCTGGAAAATTTCAGCAAACAGGGCATAGTAGAATCAAGCTAGCAAACGGTGAGGAGTATGTAATCCCTATCAAGTCATTAGGTGTAAACATCCAAGAAAGGTTGGAAGACGAGTTCCCATATCCAGAAGTTCCAGTTATAAAGCGCTTCAATAAGGCGACGCACCAATGGGAACAGATACCGAACGATAGTGACCCGGACTTCCTTCACAAAAAGAAAGAGATAGACTCGCTGCGTACTTACGCGGTGGTGCTATGGGGTACTGACCTAGAAATTGAGGGTGCTACGTTTGAAGAAAAAATCAAGACTCTTATCGACACAGGATTGCCCGCCGGAGCATTCACCCAGCTATCGCAGGATATTCTAAAGCTATCGCAGGTAGAAGAGGAGACGTTTCAATAGTGCCATAAAGGTAATGGGTGGCAAGGATTCTGACGATGTGACGTTTGTTTATGTTGTCTACGACCTTGCTGCCAATTATTGGCATACGTGGAACGTACAGGAGACGCTATCGAAGATAAGCAAACGAGAATTGGCATACTGGATGGCGTACAGGCAAAAGAGAATAGAACTGGAAAAGAAGCAGATGGACAGGGCCTCAAAAAAATGAGGCTCTGTCTTTATGAGGTGACGTTATGGCACTTCCAACATTAGAAGCGACAGTTTCATTAAATACAACTAAATTTGAATCGGGAATAAAGAAAATGCAGGCGAGCTGGAAAAGCCTTACTGACAATATGGCAAAACTTGGGGCAGCCAGCGCAGCCGTGTTTACAGGGATGACGCTTGCTATCGGAAAGGCTACGCAAACATTTGCCACACAGGAAATTGCGACAAAAAAGCTGGAAATCGCGATTAATAGATTTGCACTTGCAGACAAAAGACTTACAAAGCAGTTAAAACAGACAGCTAACGAACTGCAAGACATGACCGGAATAGGGAACGAAGTCATCGAGGCGGTTGCAAGCATGGGCCTTTCTATGGGAATTTCAGGCGAGAAAATCATCAAAGCCACAAAAGCTGCAGTTGTAATGAACCAAGTTCTTGGAATGGAAATGACGTCTGCAATGCGAAATTTGGCTAAAACCACAGCGGGGATGACTGGTGAGTTGGGCGAAGCTATACCGTTCATACGAGAATTGACAACTGAACAATTGAAGTCGGGAGAGGCCATAGACTTAATAATTGATAAGCTGGGCGGTTTCTCCCAAGAACTTAGCAACATGACTGATGTTCACATAAAGCGAGCTAAAGCTGCACTGGGAGATATAGGCGAGGCATTTGGTAGTCTCTTTGCGCCTGAGGCAAAAGAAATAGCCGACTTCGTTTCTAATCTTTCACAATCTCTTGCAAAGCTGACACCTGAGTCTCAAGCAACAATCAAGTCTCTTGCAAAGTTGGGTATGACATTTGCTGCACTAGGCGCTGCTTTAGGCGCATTTGCGCTAATATGGAAGACTACGAGCTTCATCATACGTACTGGTATTTCTGTCATTACCAATCCGTGGCTTCTGTTGATAGCAGGTATAGCAACAGGCGCGGCAATCATTATAGGACATTGGGACGATATGCGGCGAGAAGCCGCTAAGGCGTTTGGCTCGATGGAAGATAACTGGAAGGGTGCCTATGACTCTTATGCAGAAATCTGGACAAATCCGGATATTGGTGGCTTAGAAAAGCTGGCAGCAACAGTCGGAAAATTCTCGGGCGAAGTCTGGCACGGCTGGAATTCTGCATGGCAAGACTCATATGATGCGTATTATGAAATATGGAGCGACCCTGACCTTACAGGCATAGGGAAACTTGCAGGTACATTTGCAAAGTTTTTCAAAGACAATCTCACGGGCTGGCAAAAAGGATGGAGCGATTCGTACAAGGCATATGCCGACGTATGGAAAGACCCGGAATTGAACGGCATTCAGAAGCTAGGCGCTACCTTTTCTATGACAATTAAAAAGCTGTGGCACGGCACGGAAGACACGCCGGGTTTGAAAGATGTATTTACTGATGCCTGGGACAACCTAGTTTCTATCTGGTCTGACCCCGACCTTAGCTTTTGGGAGAAGGTCTGGGAAACTATGAAAGAAGCTCCCGTTACAGTTGCAAATGCTGTTCAGTCGGTAGGCGCGTCAATTACTGACTTGCTCGGCGGCGACTCTATAAAATATCTTGAAAACACAGACAACGCATTAAAGAAAGTTAAAGAAAGACTAGATTCGATAGGAAAGTCAGAGAACGTCGCGCAGATGATTAACAACGTGCTTGCGGCAGGCGTAGAGATTACGCAACTGCCCGCGCAGTTCCTTCTTGGCGGTGTCGATTTTGAAAGTGACTTCAATAAAAAGATGACAGAAAAATTGATAACGGCAGGCTTTATTGCAACTGCGACTGGTCTTGTAAGCGGGAGCTGGCATTTAGGAGTTATTCTAGGCGTAGCGTCTATATTCCTTGGCGAAAACGCTTTAACACTTGACCCGGAGAAACCGTTATGGGTAAATATTTCGGATATTGGCTTATCTCTTGCTGGTGGTTATGCCGCTTTAATGAGCGCTGTTGGAGTAGGGAAATGGTTGTCTGGAATACTCGCGGCCAAAATGGGCGTAGCGGGAATAAGTGTTTCTCTGCCTAAGCTAGTCTTGATGGTCGGTGCTATCAAGATAGGCTGGGAAGCAGGTTCGTTTGCAGGCAACAAACTCGTAGAAGAAGGCATAGCCGACAAATGGGACAGTTGGATGCAAGATACTCTCGGAGAGTTTTATACTGATACAATCTCCAAGTTGCAGACAGGTACTTTCCTTGAACAACTCAATGCGTCTGGTGTGTACTTTGGACTGACAATACTTGCCGGGCTAAAATGGGCTTTCGATAGTCTACTCGACTTTGGGACTTGGGTTTGGGAAAAGGTGAAAAACGCGGCTCTTACAATCTATGAGGCGGGGCTTGAAATAGGTAATCAGTTGCTCGAAGGTATTAAATATATCTTTGGTTTCGGCTGGCTTCAAGACCTGTTGGGTCTAGGCATAGAGAAACCGTCCGGCGCAACCGAAGACCCGGAAACTGGAAGAATTTCCGGCGGCCGTGAAGGTTTTGCGCCCGCTGGCGGAGGCGAAGGCATGAGATTCAAGCGGGAAAGCTATTTGCGCCCAGAACTTGAGAAAATGTATGCGATGGCGGGATTCCCGGAATCTGGCATAGAAATACGCAGTACGCCACTGCCAAAAGAGGTTACGGACAAGGTTAATAAGTTTATCAAAGATTATACGGAAAAGACGTTGCTGAATCAGGCTTATTCTGGCATTGGCGCTGACCTGACTACGATTGCCGCGCCTGCAATGGAGAAGCTGACATTAGACCTTATTAGCGCATTGAACCAGTCACTAGTCCATCCTACCGTAGTTGCTTCTCTCGCATACGCAGAATCGAAGTACCAGTTGGGCGCAAAAGGCGGAGAAGGAAGAGGGCCGTTCCAGTTTGAGTCGGTAGGAATCGAACAGGCCAAAAAATGGTATCCGACAAACTGGGACTATGAAACGGCGGCAACCGATACGGTTTATTCAACAATGGCCGCAGAAAAGACTATTGACTGGCTTGTGGACTCTTTCGGTTCACTCAGAGATGCACTCATAGCTTGGAACAGAGGTTTTGGAAACACTCAAAAGTGGATTTCAGAAGGTGCAGACCTTTCAACGCTTCCAGACGCTACAAAGATATTGCTTACAAACTTCATGGTTGAGTTTGAGAACCTTATAGGCGGTGACTGGTCTAGCTTGAATCAGGAACTTAGAAACCAGATTGCAGAGGTAGCAGAAGCGGTTAATTATTTTGTCGAGAACTCACCAGAGGTGATTGCAAAGTCTTTCACAGGCGAACCCCACACATTCAACATCACACAAACACTAGACGAAGTAAAAGAGCGGTTAGATGAACTCATACAGACAACAGAAGAAAGCGTAGCAACAGACACCGCACCTACAATCCTGGAAAGAATAGAAGAAGAACTAATCAGCCTAAACAGCACGGTTGAACTCATTCATAACAGGTTGGGGCGGATTCGTGACCTGATGTGGGAGCGTGGCTATCAGTCCGGCGGTTATACAGGCAACATTGCAACGAATGCCATTGCCGGAGTCGTGCACGGCGGCGAATGGGTAGCCCCTGCGTGGATGGTAGAGGCTTATCCTGACTTGTTTGGGCGGCTCGAAAGTATGCGTCAGAGAAGCACGACCGTGAAGCTGGCAAATACTAGAGGTTATGCCTCTGGCGGCATAGTAGAAGCCGCGTCAATGAACACAATGTTTGCGAGCGTCTTAGACACTGTTGCGGTTCTGGTAGAAACGCTTTCGCCGCTTACCGACGTAATGTCGCTCGGTTTTGACAAAATACTAGAGGCGCTGGAAAACGTTATAGGCGAAAACGAATCCGCAAAGAATCTGATTGCAAGCCTAAGAAACCTGAACTCTGAGATGAACACGACATTTGAGAGCACAGACGAAATGCTAAGAGATATGAAAGACCAATTACTCGCTATGAAAGAATCGCTCGAAGAAATCGAAGGAAATACATCTGCGACTGTGATTGAAATGCTGCCAGACTTAGCGGGCGAATTTGGGCGCAAAATGTGGGAACTCATTACAGAGCGAGAAAGGGCATCAATAACAGGCGGCTTGGGAAGAACCGGGCAATGGGCAATTCCGAACTTTGAAGCTGAATATAGGGACAGTTTCATAAACGTGTTTGCAGGCGCAATGGAAGTCGTTCTTTCTACGTTGTCAGGTGAACTTTCCGGTGGAGCTGCCAGCATATTGAGCATTCAGGCAGTCAAAAACAGGCTTAGTTTTGCACCGGAGGCAGGCGCGGCAATAAGCGCGTCTCAGGGAATAGAAGGGCTTGCGGCTCTCGGAATGGAAGCGAGTGCGGCCGCAGGAGCAATAGGCTTGGTTGTACTGGGTGCAGGGTTGTTATATAGAGCCTTTGACAGTTTGATAGACGTTATGGGTTCGATTAGGCGCGGTTTTGACAGGGGCATTGGAAAGACGATAGAACGACTGCAAAGACCTTTAGAAATCGTAGGAGAAATTCTGGGAAACAGTCTGGCACCGATTTTGCAAATGTTGACTCCGTTGCTGGATGGATTTGCTCGCGCGATTGCGTGGTTTTATAACGAGATATACTTGCCGATTGCAAACTTCTTTGGCGCTGGTTTAGAGAGGATAGACATAGAAGGAAGGCTCAATTACGAAGCAGATGACACTATGGCAACAAAGAGTTATTCGGCAGGCGTTACTGGTTCGGTTACAAACAACATTTCAATAGAGATTGACACATACGGACTCGTTGACCCTGATGGTATTAGAAAGCTATATGAGCTTCTAGGAGACTATGTAGAAGACCTTGAACTGGTGAGGTGAGTGCAATGACGATAGGGAGTACGACAATAGTACCAACAGACATAAACGAAGATTTTATAGAAACTAAGGCAACAATGAGAATGGCAAGCGGTGCGCTAAGGACAAACTATGTCGGCAAAAAGAAAGTGCTTGACGTTTCGTTTGTATGTTCCGGCGCAGACAAGGGAACAATAGAGGGGCTTGTAGGCACCAGCCAGACCGTGAGTTTTTCGGCTGGCGGAAGTTGGTCTATGTATGTTCAGCCTCCGCAGTGCAAAAAAGTTGCAGGGCTTGACTTGTACAATTGCACTCTGCATCTAGAAGAGGTGTAGCTATGCTTTCAATCACGTCTGGAGCGAAAACTCATCTCGAAGGCAGCATAACCAACGTTACTTTTGAGGTGCAGATAAGTTGGGACGGAAGCACATATACCGACGAGTCGGCATATTTGCATAGCGTCAACATCCAAAAGAAGATAGAAGACAAGCATTTAGGCCCGGTTGCAAATACATTCAATATCACAATGGACAACACTACCGGAAGATTTTCTTGGCCTTCTGAGAGCACGCGCACACCAAAGAAAAAGATAAAGATATATGCAGACATTAACGGTGAAGATATTCTCGTGCTTACAGGAGTCATTGACACCATAGAACAGCGGAGAGACGGCACGGCTCTAATCAAGGGCCGTGACCTTTCCGCAATTGCAATTGACACACCAGCGCCTCAGAAAACATATGTAAACCAGTCGCCGGAAGCAATCATAAACAACCTTTGGACTGCCGCGACTGGCTATACGACAAGTTCGGCCGCAACAGGAATTACGATGGACTTTATGAACTTCAAAAGTGAATCTTCCGTGTGGGCTGCCATTAGCAGCATATGCAAGAAGACCGTTGGCCGCGTAAATGTTCTTCCCGACGGTACGCTCAAGTATGAATCTCTGATTGGAAAAAACTATACACTCAAATCAACGGCAGATTGGAATTGCGGTACAGACGATTTTGATTCCATAACCGAACAATTAAGCACGAAAGACATTATAAACGCGGTCGTGGTGTCATACAAAAACAAACAGGTAGATGAAAATAAAGCGGCGTATATGCTTTTATCGGATCCGGAAGGCAACAGCGTTCAGCAAGACGAAGACGAGAGGCTGATAAACTGGAACATTGGGGAGATACTAGCAGAACGGCACAGAGCGCCAAACAATGGAGTAATCTATCTCAAATGTGGAAACATATCGTCTATTACGTCCGTAATGAATGATACGACGTCTACCGACATAACTGCGTATTGTTCGATAACCGATGCGGCAAAGGGAAAGGTAACTCTTTCGTCTGGTTTCTCAGAAGGAGACGAGATACGGTTCAAATATAAAGTCTCTGAAATGAAGCTCGCAATAAACTACGGTTATACCCCTGCCGAAGGCTGGACGTTTGAGGGCGAAGTTGCCAATCCTACGCTTTCATATGAATTTGGTACAGGTTCTGCGACAATAACACTTGATTCTAATCCTGACCCCTTGCTCTATCCTGATGCCGACGCTGTAATTAGCATTTCATCCATAACATCGGGTGCTACACTGACTAAGCTCTGGATAGTTGGAGATGTTGCGGTCGCGAGAATTGAAAAGTTCAAGAAGTTTGACAACACCAGTATTACTGTTTATGGAAGGCGAGAGCTTCATCTTGAACTTGAAGGCGTTTCAATAGACGATGCCAGAAAGGTTGCACAGCGAATAGTCGACCGTTATAAAAACCCTTCAAGCACGTCTGACCTATCTATTACTATGCATCCCGAACTGGATATTCTCGATGTAATCAACGTCTATGACAACATCCACACAAATCTCAACATGAAGTATGAGATTGAATCTCTGAACATCTCATACGCAAACACCGAAGCTAAGTGCAGTGTTCAGCTTAGACAATATGATACTGTTGCGTGGACGTACACAGAGAATGGCATAACCGTTACGGCTCCGTGGGACGTTAAGAAGCCATTGGCTACGCCTGTATTTGTAGATACGGCCGTAACTCAAGAGTCTATAACGGTTACATGGGAACGCCAATTCGCAGCAATAAACCACAAACTGGTTTTGAAACAAGGGACATCTACCATCCAAACGGCATATACGTCCGGGAATAACTATACATTTGGAAGCCTTTCCGCGGATACCGAATACACAATAGAATTGACTGTCATAGGCAAGGACGGAGTTACATATACGAACTCAACAAGCGCAACCACCCTTGCAGAAGTTGCGATAGGTGACGGTGTAGCCCCTAGTACGCCAACAGGGCTCGCCCTTACAACTTTCTTCTCTGGCGGGAAGACGTATGTAAAAGCCGCTTGGGCCGCAAACAGTGAGACGGACATAAAGGGTTACGAGGTGGCGTGGAGTTATGATGGCACAAATTATTATAACTCAGGGCTCACGACAGAACTCAGTCTGGTTATAGAAGTCAGGGCGGGAGTAACCGTATACGTCAAAGTCCGAGCAAAGGACATAGAAGGTTTTGAATCTGCGTGGTGCACGGCAGTTTCCATCACAAGTGCAAAAGACACGACTATCCCAGCCGACGCGACCGGGATAACTGCTGCTGGCGGTTTTGACATCATCTACATTTCTTGGACTCATACAAAGCCTTCCGATTTTTCGCACTATGTACTCGAACGAAGTCCTTCACCCTACTCAACGTGGACTGAAATAGCGGTTGTACAGTCAAAGGAATTTATAGATAAAAACGTGGTTGCCGGGACATACTACAAATACAGAGTCAAGGCATATGACATCTATGGAAACGCCGCCACGAACTGGGTAGCAACGACTTCGGGTGTAACTTGCTCGAGTATCTCGAGTGAGCTTTCAGACTTAGATACTAGACTAACGAATCTTGATTTTTCAGATATTGCTGGTTATATTGCTGGCGGCCAAATTACCGACGATACCATCATCGCAAGAATGATTTTAGCGGGCGAAATTAAAACTCTTCATATGGATGTTGATGAGATAGTAGGCAATAGCGCTTGGTTTGGAAAAATTGTTGCGAATCACATAGCAACGGATGCTATAACCGCAGACAAAATCTATGCCGGCTCTGTAACCGCGAACAAACTCGAGGCAACGCTTGATTTGTCAGTTGGCCGGAAAATCACGGTCGGTTCAAACGTTCAGATAGGAAAGGCCGTTGGACCTACGGGACTCACGGGAGACGGAATCTATGTCTCAAAGGACGCATATTTTCGAATCAATTCCGGCTTGTTCATGGATGAAGGACTTTGGATGGGGAAGAGTTTGGGTGAGAGGATTCATCCATTTATGACTTCAAACACGACACCGTCAGGATATGAAGTTTCAAATAATGATGGAGATACATATGCATGGTACTTGTTCAGAGAAAGTACCTCTGGGCCAATTTCCCATTACGTTAACCACTGGTCTCAAATTAAGTTGCCGGTTAGAAAGGTGCTGAAAACTTATAATATATTTAGTTACTCGAGTAGCAATTGCGCTTCTGGCTGGAAAATTCAGGGCTCAAATGACGGAACAAATTGGACTGATTTGGACACTCAGAGTGGAGTTTTAGCTTGGTCTGGATGGTTACTAAGCGATGTGTCAATTTCCTCACCCGGGGCTTATCTTTACTACCGCCTTTTGATTACTGCCGTCACGGGCAGTTATGCTTCGATTAGTAGCATAAAGCTCTTCGATGCGGCTGGATGGAAGTTTTCGGTTGCCGCATCAGGTTCAGACCCGAATTACCTCGCATGGGATGGGCAATTGAATCTCAAGGGAAACCTTATTCTTGGGTATGGAGAGAACGTGATTGAGTTTGAGGACTCAAAAATAAAGTTGGGTGATGGTTCGAGTACTTCTGGGGAAAACTATGTCTATTTCAAAAGGGGTTCAACTGGGGAAAATATAGCATGGCTATCAGATTATTTTGTTACTTCTGGAGAAAGAAACACTTGGGGTGTGGCGGCTCATGAATATGTCGAAGGAAATTTTTCCATAAATTGCATGGCAAGTAATTCAACTGAGGCAAACAACAGGGCATATCTTAAAGCGACAATCAACAATACTTCTAATGCAAATACCCTCCAAGCCTTGTTAGAAATAATGAGATTGTCAAGCACTAGCACTCATGGATATTTCAAATTTTCTCACCCAATAAACGTATTGTATGCAACAGGGCAAGATGCTGCCAGTATGCCAAACGGTTCAATATTGGTTCAGGGAGATTATCTCTTTTATCGGGACAGCAGCGGAACGTGGAAGAGAGCGGCCACATATAATGTAACACCAAGCTAAGGAGGTTCAAAATGGAAGAATTTATTCGTGCATTTGAAAGTGCAAAAATGGCAATAATTGGAACGACAAATCTGGCTCTGGAAAGTTTGGACAAAGCTGCACAAAGAGCAATCGCTGAGTACAAGTCAATGCAGCAAAGGCTTGCCGAATTGGAAGAAAAAGAAAAACAACCTAAGTAGCAACATAGCAAACAAGAGAGACCCTTCGGGGTCTCTTTTTATTGGAGGTCAAAAATGAAAAAGATGCTAGTAATTGTTCTTGTGATTGTCGTTACATCTCTGTCTTTTGCAAACCTTGTGGAGTTCTTCGATAGTATTCCACCCGCTCTAAAATTTGGCACAGGAGCCGTAATTGGTATCTATGGCCTGTCGTGGGCATACCCGTGGTTTTTCGACCCGATTGTCATAGTAGGGGATACGGAGTTTGGCGCATTTTGCTTTGGGCCTTTCATCGTAATCAATCCATACTTGTGGAGCGAGGCGCCTGAATCTTCTAGGAATATAGTCTTGAATCACGAGTATGTTCATTACATCCAGCACGCCCTTTTTGGTCCGATCCTTTCGTTGAGCTACCCGATTTTTTCAGCATATTCGATATTGAAGACGGGCAACCAATGGGATGCAAACCTCTGGGAATTACAGGCCATTGAGTTGTCTGACTCTTCAAAGCCTGCTTGGCAACCGTCGTTTGTAATCGAACTTGAATAGAAATTGATGTAGTTTTCAAGGTTTTTGACTGAAATTTCAAACAAATCTTGGAGGTGAAACCATATGCACCATGACAAGATACTACATTTTGCTGCTGGAGCGGTAATCTGCGTTATTTTTTCGTTCTTATTGAGATTTTGCATACCTGGGATATCTACATGGGTTGGTTTGATTGCAGCGTTTGCGTTTGGCATGGGAAAGGAAATCTGGGACATAAAACACGGTACACCGGAGTTTCTTGACTTCATAGCAACTGCGAGCGGGGGCTTCGTTGTTTTTCTAATTCTGAAACTTTTGGCAGGGATGTAGATGAATGTCAAATATTCATACTCCCCTAGACGTGAAAGTGGTTCAGAAGTCATTCCCAGAAGCGAGAGAACTTTATCTCCTGCCGTTGGGAGACCTTCATTGGGACAGTCGGTATTCAAACCACAGCCTCATAGAACGAAAAATTCAGGAGATAAAAGAGAACAACTATCTAACGTTGTTGATAGGTGATACGTTCGATAAACTCTTCTTCTCGTGGCTTTTGAAAGAACAACAGGGAGACGACCTCAACGTAGCTCTCGTGACTGTGGCGAACCTCTTCAAACCTATCAAGAACAACATTTTGCTCATCATGGACGGAAATCATGAAAGAGGGATGGAAAAGAAAGTTGGTTTCAATATGGGCGAGGCTCTCGCGAATATGTTAGAAGTGCCTTTTATTCGCGGAATGGGAGTTCTTCATCTCCGGGTCGGAAAATACAGGAAGAATCAGACATCAAAATCATTCAGCAGAATGAATAGTTACGTGGGTCTCATTGCTCATGGCTATGGTGGTGGTAGGACGAAGGGTGCAAAAGCAAACAAGGCCGCGGCCTTGGGTGATGTCATGGAGAACTGCGACTTCTCAATCATGGGCCATGTACATGACCCCAATCTGATACCAAACTCGAGACTCGTCTACGACCCGCAGCGCAAAACTGTCTATGCGAGAGAGATTAGAAACGTGATTCTCTCTGCATTTCAGAACTACTCGAACTACGCACAGGAGTCATTCATGAGACCATCCCCACAATTGGAGTACCTTATAAGGTTTGACGGTATGTACAAAAACATAGAAATCTTAGAAAGGCGAATGTGAAGAGGTGCATTATGGACGAATGCAAATATAAGAACGATATTGAACAGTTAAAAACAGACAGAACAACACTTCAGCAGCAATACTCAGGCATAAAAGAAGATTTGTCAGAAATAAAAGCCGACATAAGAGAGCTGCTGCATAACGGTGTAATCGACAAAAAGGTTGAATCGGCGGTCGCAAAGTTGTTTTTTCGTTTCGTTATGGCTGCTATTGGCAGCGGTGGCGGTATTGCCGCCTTTATATCATGGCTCGCAACCAGAGGTGGTTGACATGGGCGTAAAGAGGGATTTCATACGAAAGTACGGGCGAGATGCAATATATGTGGCTGCCGCGTGTGACTTTCCTGCTATCTCGCTTCTAGTTCAGGCGGCTTTGGAGACTGGGTGGGGTAAATATGTTCATGCGAACAACCTCTACGGAATCAAGTTCAACCCTGCCGATGAGTGGGCCGTACCTGCCGATGCAACCTCTACTAGCGAATATGAAGACGGTTCCTGGAAGACTATCGAGGCCGTGTTCTCGAGCTATGACTCACCCATTCAATCTATGCTGGCCCTCATCGCAAAACTCCGGGCAGAGCCTAGATATGAGAGAGCTTGGATATTCAGACATGACCCTGAGATCTTCTTTGATGAACTGAAAGAGGCCGGGTATGCTACCGACCCGATATATTCCGAAAAGCTCAAGCAGATATACAGAGCATGGCCCGAAGACTGGAAGGAGGTCGTATGTGAAGAAACCGACTGAGATTTTGCTCGGAGCTTTCAACTGGGGGGTGGAGTTCGGAGAAATCAGCATCGAGGACGCAGAAGAACTCGACAGCACGCCCGAAAACCTACTGGGTTTCACAGATAGAAAGAGCTTACAGATGTATATAGACGGAAGCCTCACACCTCAGATGCTTAGAGTTACGTTCTTACATGAGTTAGTCCACGCGATGTCTGACACCTTCGGTCTCGGATTCGATGACGTAGAACGGGAAGACATCGTGAATCAGATAGCGAGTGCAATGTTCAACTTTATGAAACAGAATCCAAAAGCCGTTGAATGGCTGATGAAGGAGGAATAGAGGTGTTTGAAAAGATACTGAATATCCTGAAACAGGGTGCGAAGCTCCTAAAGGACGCGGGGTTCAATCATGAAGAAGTCAAGGAAGTCGTGAAGAAGAAGCTGGCCGAACTCGTCGAGAAGGCCATCGATTTCAAGATTGACTTCTTGGAATATCTTCTGGAGAGAATCATCATTATCGCAATCAACATCGCGATTGATAAATTCGTCGATGAGATCTTCGAAGATGATGCAGCCGCCGCCAATCTTGAGCCTGACGCTCCTGAGGCTGAAATCGCAAAAGCATTGTTCGTCAGATAGTTACCCCCTCCTGGTGTAACACCCGCCCTCGGTGAAAGCCGGGGGCTTTTCTTTTTGCCTCCCTTCGAGGAGGTTTCTTTTTGACCCCGCAGGATAGCCCCTATTGAGACTTTTCATATCATAACGTGCAATCACCTTCGGAAAAATAAACTTTCAACCACGCCCCCAAATTCTGGCAAATTCGAATAACTCCATCGGAATATGCCCTAAGGTAGTATTTTCGGTGTCTGTGCCGTGGGGCTGCCAGTCTCAAAACCCCATGTAATACCTAAAGTACGATGAAGAGTCTCTCGGTAGAGAGGCTTTTTATTTAGGCAGGATTTTCACGTACTCGTGGAAGACCTGAACTTTCTGGATAGTCTGTCGAAGTATCTCTTCTTTTTTCTTCTCGTCGCCCTCCAGGAACTCTCGTTTCATTCGCTCCCAGTTCAGTTTCAGATCCTCGATTGTTAGAAATCTATGCGCAACTATACGAAACTAGGCGCAATCAGGCGAAAACATATAGAAAGAAGTGCCTAATCGCGTCTATTTGTGCATAGTTGTCTGTAATCAACTTTGCATTACTTGTCGTAAATGACTAGAATTGACTTGTAACGATCTTTGACATACGCATATCAGGTTCGGGCGCATCCGAAAGGACGAGCGAGGGCGAGGTTCCCTAGCGACTGATGTGTGACTATAAGTACCAAAACGATAAAATAAATTGCCAGCACACATAAAATTAAGGGAGGTGTGCTCCGACCGGGAAGGTCGCTGGCAGCCGGGATGGTAGGAGCGAGAGTATGAAGTGTATAGGAATAATTGATTCTAACCACAGCTTGATGAATTTCAAGCTGTATGGCAGGAGAGGTGGCAGTTATCGCATTGATGTTGACGATGCGACTGCCAAAGAGAAAGAGAACGAGTATTACACAATGAAAGAAACACAGGATGCCGAGTCTATGCTTGAGTGGTTATTGGGCGATTACCGCCCACTGCTCAAGGAAGCAACTATCAAGACCATAGAAAAAATCTTGTGGAACGAGGATAAGAACTTCCCGTTCCTCGAAGAGTATATGTTCTGCAACGGTTTGACTAGGCTGCCTTATTTTCAAAAGTTGGATGGTCGACTACTAAGCAGGTATCCAGAAGAAAATGAAAAAGTTTGGGTAGTCTCAGATGAAGAACTACACATATTATATGCTGATGGCCTTCAGAACATCGCAAGCATGATTGTGAAACACTTTGGTAAGTTTGTGCCGTTCAGCTTAGCCACCACAGCATGGTATAACGACAAGATGCAAGAATGGGAATACTGGAGTTCTCCAATAATTTATAAGTTTCAAGCACCAGTGCCGTTGCTGGTGAAAAGATACGATGTTGTGGATGAAAGCCCGTGGCCACTCGAAACTGCACAAATTGAGTATGGGTGGAGCATTGACTACCGATTTATAACAACTAAAGGCGAAATCATCGAAAGTAAAGACAGTTACACGGCCTGCGTTACGGCAGAGCCTGTAAGGGAGTGGGACAGATGGATGTGAAAATTAAGAGAATCCTTATGAGCCATATCGTTGATGCAAACGCAGCATTAATGCAAGTTTTAGACGCCGCGCGGCTCGAAGCGAAAGAGCTTGAGCCAGATGTTATTCCGATAATTGAGAGCGTTCGCGCTCTCGGAGAAAAGATACAAAAGCTAGGTAACAAACCCTAGGTAACAAACATACCCTCGGGAAGAGGGAGAACAAAAGAGCGGGATGCTCTTAGTTCAGCAGAGAAAGACGCTGGATTGAGGGTATCCCGCTTTTTTTATTGGGGCGCTCAATCGAGCGCCCTTTTTTATTACAAAACTAACGAAAGGAGTGAGATAGATGGTAGAAAGCACAGTGTTGGTCAGCGCCACGGCGTTTGCGAAAAAGAACGGGATTGACCCATATATGTTGAACGGCTTGATAAACCAGTACAAGATCAAGCCTGACGCGCAATATGGGAAGGCCCGACTTTTCAAACCCGAACGCCTCCAGGGCATTGTCGATAGCCTTGAGAGCGTAATGAAAAAATAATTCGACCCGAACACCTCCTTGCGTTGTACCAACCCCCTTTCCCGCTGGCAGCTTGAGACCCTGTCAGCGGTTTTTGAAACGAGTTTCAAAGATAGCACCAAAAATCTTGAAAGGAGGCTCCACTTGCGGCTATGCCGCTGGCAGCGCCTGAGTTCAAAATGGGCTCTCAGGCGCAAAAAAACTCAATGAATAGTGGACGACACGACGGCGTAGAGGCACGTGGCCTCCGCCGTCTTTTTAGGGAGGCAAGAGATGAAGAGAGAGAGACCGTACCACGAGATTGTTTGCAACGAGTACCCCTTGTACGAAGGCAGCAGCACTCAGGAGGCAATGAAGGCCTGGGACGAGGCAGTAAAGAACCAGCTCGATGTCCAATGGTACATCGACGGCGTTCGGTATCGCTCAAGCGGGAAGCCTTCGAGAGTCGCGGTATGAGAGGGAGGATCGAGGAACTCAAGGACGAAATCAAGGACCTGATCGAGAGACAGGAAGCCGTGAAAGATCCCTCCGAGAAGATGGTTTATCAGGATCTCATAGCCGAGAAAGGTGAGGAACTGGAAGACCTCGAACGAGAGTTCGAAGAACTCGCCCGACAGTATGTATGAAAAAAGCCGCTCGGCAAAGCGGCCCCAAAACTTGAATGTTCACAAGAAGTATAACACGAGGTGATCTTATGAGCAACGTTATTGTGAAGGACGGAAAGATAGGGCTTGCGACGAACTATTCAGAATATCAGGATTGCAAGTTAATTCCCGGCGGAAGATGGAGTCCGGGACTTAGAAGATGGATATACCCGGCCACCCCCGCCACGGCAAAGAAAATCCACGACACCTTCAAAGACCTCTCGTACGATCTCGACTTCATGAATCTTCTCAACGCAGCCGATGCGGTAGTTAGAAACCAATCCCTGAAAGATGCGATTGATCTTCCCGATGTGCCTGTTTCTTTTACAAAGGCGTGGAGACACCAGAAACAGGCGTTCTGGTTCGCAAAGGATCTCAGGGCAGCGATGCTGGCAATGAGCATGGGAACCGGAAAGTCAAAGGTTGCTGTGGATCTGGTAGTCAACCGCAACCACAAACAGACTTTGATTCTTTGCCCGAAGTCAGTCGGGGCAGTCTGGCCCGATCAGTTCAAGATACACAGTCCTTTGACCCGGGATATTGTTTGCCTTGATCTCACATCCGAGAAAGGAACAGTTGAGAAAAAAACGATCAAGGCAAAAGAGTTCTTACAGATCGCACGAATCAAGGGACAGCAGGCGATCGTGATTATTAACTACGAATCAGCGTGGAGAAAGCCCTTTGGTGAGTGGGCGATGAAGCAGAAGTTCGATCTCGTCATTCTCGACGAGTCGCACAGGATCAAGACCCCCGGTTCTCAGATCGGAAAGTTCGCGGCCAGGCTCGGCAGGACCGCGAAGTACAGACTGGCGCTCACAGGCACTCCGATGCCCCACAGTCCGATGGATATCTATTCACAGTATCGCTTTCTTGATTCCGGGATATTCGGCACTTCGTTCGTGGCTTTCAAGAAGAGGTACGCAATCATGGGAGGGTTTCAGGGTCACGAAATCATCGGATGGGCGAACGAAGATGAGATGAACAGAAAATTCTACTCGATCGCGTATAAGGCTGACAAGTCCGTGATCGAGCTGCCGGAGTACATTGACATCTACCGAAAGGCCGAGCTTACACCTAAAGCGATGAAAGTGTATCGGGAACTGGAAGAAATTTTCTGGACTGATGTAGATAAGGGCGAGGTTACGGCAGCGAACGCACTCACCAGACTTCTTAGACTTCAGCAGGTCACTTCGGGATATGTGAGAACCGATGAAAAAGAAGAGGTCGAGATTGATACGAGCAAGGCAGATCTTCTGGCAGACATCATCGAAGATATTGAGATTGAAGAACCGATCACGGTGTTCGCGAGATTTCGACACGACATCACCACAATCAAGAAAACTTTTGAGAAGGCCGGGAGGTCCTGCGCGGAGCTGTCGGGATCTGCCAACGAACTGAAAGACTGGCAGGACGGAAAGTACAACTCGATCGTGGTTCAGATCCAGTCCGGAGGTCTGGGGATCTCGCTGGTCCGTGCGAGGTACTGCATCTATTACTCGCTCGGATTCAGTCTCGGAGACTATGAACAGTCGAGGGCGAGAATTCACAGACCGGGACAAGAGAGAGAAGTCGTCTATATTCACCTGCTTATGAAAAACACAATAGACGAGAGAGTGTACGGAGCGTTGAAAAAGAAGAAGGATGTTGTACGAAGCATCCTAGACAGGGAGGTAGTTTGAATGAACATGACTAAAGTAAAGAGATATGTGGAACTGCACGCGAAGAGAAAGAAGATCGAGGCCGAGCTGGCCACGGTGAAGGAAAAACTGACCGAGCTTGAACCGTTCATTCTTGAACAGTTCGAAAAGGCAGGTATACAAAACATGAAGGTCGGAGACTGGAAGCCGTACATCAACCGTGAAATCTGGGCTTCGGTCGATAAAACTCACCCGCAGGCTATGGAGATTCTCAAAGCCAACGGTCTTGCGGATCTTGTGAATGAGACCGTGAACAGTCAGAGCCTTTCGGCGTTCGTCAGGGAGCAGGTGAAGCTCTTTGAAGACGCTGACTCGAAGACCCTGGAAGAAATACTCAAAGAAGCATTGCCCGAAGAACTTTTGAATGTGTTGAAAGTATCCGAAAAAACAAGCCTTCGCGTTGTGAAGGCGTAGGGAGGAATGAGAATGAGTAAGAAAGACACTGCAATTGAAGTCGCCGAAAGTCCGTATCTGGTTCTGAAGAATGGTTCAAACATTGTCGAGGTAGTTGAGGAGAACCTCGGAGCCGAGGGCGTATCCGCTTACGATCTTGATCGCGTGAAGATTCCCGCTGGCGGTGCGACTGCTTTTGAGGTTCCCACACTTGATGGCGAGGAGAGCGTGAAGGACATTGAGGGCATCATCATCTACTGGAAGACTGCCCGCGCATACTGGCCCGAGAAGTTCAACGGTGAGAATAACCCCCCACAGTGCAGTTCGGTGGATGGAGAGGTCGGCCAGGGTAACCCCGGAGGTTACTGTGCGAAGTGCCCGCTGGCGCAGTTCGGTTCGGCAGACAACGGCAAGGGTCAGGCATGCAAGCAGATGAGACAGATGTTCATCGTGCGCGAGAACGATATTCTGCCCCTGGTTATCACTCTGCCACCCACTTCGATCAAGCCCGCAAAGCAGTATTTCATGAGACTTGCATCTAAGGGTATCAAGTACGCTCATGTTGTCTCCAGAATCTCTCTGGAAAAGGCGAAGAGTGCAGACGGTATCACATACTCGAAGGCTGTGTTCTCTCTCGTGAAGCAGCTCGAACCTGAGATTTGCGAGAAGATAGATGCTTTCACCGAGTCAATCAGACCGATGCTCGAAACTGTTTCGATCGACACCGGCGAGGCTCCAGACTGGGATAACTGATTCGAAGAGGAGGGGTACAAATGAGGCGCGCTGGTGCGCGCCTCATCTTTGAAGGAGTGATAGTATGACCGATAGTATGAACGAGTTTTTGCAGGAACTGTGGGGCTTCAAGCCGGAAAACCTTAATATCCTGATCTGGCAGAAGAAAGGCAAGAAGTCATACTGGTTCACAGATATTGACAAGATCGTGAACTACCTTGAAAAAAACAAGGATCAATCAGATATATATATGGGCGTGGGTCTCAGCTCAAAGGACTATGGTCTCAAGAACCGCTGCCCGGCTAACGAGATAGCGGGTATCACTGGGTTCTGGTCTGACATAGATATTCAGGACGGAGTACACAAAAAGAAGAATCTCCCGGCTTCAGTCGAAGAAGCTAAGAGCCTCTTCCCCGAAGAACCCACATGTGTTATTCATTCGGGGCACGGTATACAGGCGTGGTGGTTATTTAGAGAACCGTGGATCTTTGATAGTAAAGATGAGAGACTCAAGGCACAGGCAATGTGTGAAACATGGCATAGACAGATCTTAGACAGGGCCGAGGCTCATAACTGGACGGTAGATGCTACGTTCGATCTATCCAGGATTCTCAGAATCCCCGGTACTAAGAATCTGAAGAACAAAGATGATGTTCGCGATGTGAAACTGATCGCGTCTAACTGGACCCTTCGGTATGAACCTGACGATCTGGTGCCTTCGGTTGTAATTGAAAAGGGTAAGAAGGAAAATATCAAGACCGATCGAATAGTTCTCAGACCCGACGCGGCACCGCCCACAGAGAAGTGGGAGGCTCTGATGAGCGCCGAACCAAAGTTCAAGAAGTCGTGGAATCATGACCGCAAGGATCTCTCGGACCAGTCACCAAGTTCTTACGACTTTTCTCTTGCCTCGATTGCTTTTCAGGCAGAGTGGACGGATCAGGAGATTGTAGATCTTCTCATTGCACACAGAAGAAAACATAAATCAGACTTGAAACTTAGGCACGATTATTACAAGCGAACTCTTGAAAAGTTGAAACTGGAAAAGAAACAGAGAGACGAGCTTACAGAGGTTCTTGAAATTCACAATCAGAGAACTGCGGATCTTACACGCGAAGAACTGAAGAAACAGGTTGTCATACTGGAAACTGTGAATTCCGATCTCAAACCCGGCAGTCAAGAATTACTGGACAAGATTGAGGAGATTCTCGGTGTGAAAATTGTCAAACTTCAGAAGTTTCTTTCTGAACCACCATCATACAGACTTCAAACACCCACAACAAATATAAACATCGAGACAGCAGGAGACATTATCTCTCAAACAAAGTTCAGAGTAAAGATAGCAGACGCTACCGGAATAGTGATCGAACCTTTCAATAGAAAAGATTGGCCAAAGATAGCTCAACTGCTGCTCAACGCCTGTGAAGAAGTTTCAGTAGGTGAAGAGTCCACAGACGAGGGGTATATTCGTGGGATTCTAAGAAGCTACCTGGACGGCAACAGTGACTTTGTGGAACTAAAAAACATCGAGGATTATTCAGAGGTAATCGGAAATCAGAGTTTTCCTTTCTCATTTCAGGGTAATATTTACCTCTCGCTTTCAGATCTTCGCAAGTATATTCGCATAATGACCGGGGATAACCTAACAATAAAGCATTTGGGTAAGCTGTTGCGAATAGGCAACTGGGAGAACTGCATAATGAACGTAAACATTGATGGAAAGAAGACTTCACGCTCTTTGTTTAAGCATAAAAAGTAGCACCTACTAGCAATAATAACGACTAGCGTCTATAGGGATTTTTTTTTTGAATGTTTTTTTTTCACTACAAAGTGAGTCAAGAATTGTTAGTTTGATTAGTAACTAGCTATATAAGCCAAACATAAGTTAGGGAAAACGTTAATAATCGTTAGGATTGTTATTTGAAAGGAAATGAACGTAAACATTGATGGAAAGAAGACTTCACGCTCTTTGTTTAAGCATAAAGCGTACAAAGATTTAATACTAATGTCATTGATGTCGCACATGTGCTTTACACAAGTTAATCTGTGTTTTACCAACTTTACTCATCTGTTACTAATAAAAGTGGTGTTTTGTGGATTTTTTGATCGATTTTTTCAAAAAAAGGAGGTGATCTACTAATTATGGGCGCAGAATACAGAGTTTTTGGCCCCCCAGGTACCGGGAAAACCACATATCTCGCAAGACAAATCTCTAAAGCGGCAGAGTCATACGACGGGTCTGTGATGGTCTCGTCTTTCACAAGAGCCGCTGCCGTGGAGCTGGTTCAACGAAAACTACCAGTAGATAGAGAGAATATCGGCACCCTTCACGCTATATGCTACCGCGCGCTCGGAAGACCCGAGATAGCAGAGACTCACATAGCAGACTGGAACGAAGCTCACCCTTCTCACCGCATATCAAACAGATCTGTGGCGATGGAGGATGTAGATACCACACCAAACAAGACCTCCAAAGACTCTGTATTTCAGCAGATGCAGATTCGCAGGGCAAAGATGATACCTAAAGATTACTGGCCAAATACAGTGCAAGAGTTCTCTGCGCTGTGGGATGACTGGAAGGAGCAATCAGGGTACATGGACTTCACGGACCTGATCGAGGAAGCCGTGAGAAGTGTCTATTCGGCCCCTCAGTCACCTGCTGTTGGATTCTTTGACGAAGTGCAGGATTTTACACCTCTACAATTAAAACTCGTCAGACAGTGGATTCAGGGCATGGAATACGCCATTCTCGCAGGCGATGACGACCAGTGTATCTACTCTTTCGCGGGCGCTTCGCCCGAAGCGTTCCTGGAACCCGAACTTTCACAGGAGTACGTCAGGGTACTAGACAAGTCGTGGAGACTCCCGAGAAAGATTCAGGAGTATGCGGACTCGTGGATTCGCAAAGTCGCTGTCAGATACCCGAAGCAGTACAGACCCAAAGACTCGGAGGGGTGGGTAAAAAAGTCAGTTGCAAGATGGAAGTACCCTGAAACTTTCATGAGAGAAGTTGAGAATCACATAGCAGATCATAAGACTGTGATGATCCTCACTTCCTGTTCATATATGCTCGAACCCCTGAAACAGGTTCTAAAGTCTTCGTCTATCCCATTTCACAATCCGTACCGCAAGAGTCGAGGAGACTGGAACCCTCTCGGCTCACGAAGGGGTACTACTATGGTCGAGCGAATTCTGGCGTTTCTTCTTCCATCGTTCGAGCTGTGGGGAGAGCAGGCCAGATATTGGAGGCTAGATGACTTAAAGAAGTGGGTGATGGTCCTGAATTCTTCGGGTGTACTCAAGCGCGGTGCAAAAACTCTGCTCTTAGACAAGCTCAAGGATGTGAAAGAAGAGGATGACCCCACATCTTTCGACTTCGGGGCAAACGTCGAAGACACTTCGTTCGACTTTGGAGAGAACAAAGAATCTCAGGCCGATGTGGACGAGATTCTCTCAATGCTCGAACCTCACGCGCTAGAGAGGGCCGAAGCCTCGGATATAGACTGGTTCTACCAGAATATTTTGCCTGCGAAGAAAAAGATCGCAAAATATCCCATAGACCTGATTAAGAATCGGGGGGTTAGAACCCTCATCGAGAAACCGAGGCTCGTGATCGGTACGATTCACAGCGTGAAAGGGGGTGAGGCCGACATTGTGTATCTATTTCCGGACTTATCACAGGAGGCATATCGAACCGCAATATCAGACAGAGAACAGCGTGACAGTATCCGCCGACAGATGTATGTAGGAATGACACGAGCGAGGGAAGGACTCTATATCTGTGAGCCTTCGGATATGTGCCACGTAGAACTTGGAGGTGTGGGATGACAGAAAAGGCAATAGTCAACTCGATACTTAGATACCTGAACTCTCTGCCACAGTGCAGGGCCGAGAAGACCTGGGGCGGCGGGTACGGCAATGCCGGCAAGCCTGACATCACAGGTTGTCTGAAGGGCAGACGCTTCGAGCTTGAAGTCAAGAAACCTGGGGGCAAACCGACTAAGTTGCAGGAAGTCACGCTCCGCAAATGGTTCGAAGCCGGGGCGATTACCGGCGTTGTTCACAGTGTTGACGAGGTTAAGGAGGTTCTGAATGTGGAAGATACCTGAACTGGAAGATCACATTGTCAAGGTAGATGAGTATGGCATTCCTTACTATGAACAAGACAATGGCTGGTTAATAGACAACTTGCTGATAGCACCCAAAGAAACGTTCAAAGTGAAACTGACAATCAAGAAAGTTGAGAAAGGGAAGCCAAAGGAGTGATGAGATGACAAAGCAACTTAGGACTGTTATGGATATTATCTTCGCTGGTTTCGTTGTTAGAACAAGGGAAGAAATGAAAGTTTTTGAAAATCTCATAGGCAAGCAGCTTCATTATACGTTGATAGAGAACGAAAAAGTGGAAGAGTTTTTTGACACTAAGCTCAAACCGTTTCTCGAAGAACGAGTAAAAGCCTATGCCGACTCCTTTGGAAATTGTTGCAGATTTGCCAGAGAGTTTACAAAGGAAGAACTGAAGGCTGACATTGAGCTTAGCCTTTTCTCAAACAATGAAGTGAAGCTGATTCCCAAAAACCTGTTCAGCGCCATTATAGCAAGAGCAATGCAATGGGCAAAAATGGCTGACTTTCTGGATTACGCAGTTGCAACCGCACAAAAGTATCTGTTCCCTGTTGCGGAGGAAGCAGAAAAGGAGGTGAAGAAATGAGTTACTACGCTTATGTAAGAGATGACGAAAGAGACGACCGAGATTATCCTTGTCGCTTGTGCGCTCATTTTGAAAACGGCTTGTGCAACTTGTTGGAGATGAGAGTTGAAGAGGATGATGACGGTTGCGAATACTTTGAAATGGCAGACGAGTATTTAGGCAAGACAAGCGCTGAGATTGATTGAGGAGGCTGAGAAATAGTATGTTGCTAATTCTGATATTGGTAATAGTTTGTGCTATTTTACTTGCAATAGGGGTTTTTGGTTTTGAAACCTCTTGGTCTCGGAAACTTGGAGTAATATTGCTAATCATTGCAGCTTCGACTGCATTCTTAATTCTTCTTCTTATGATTTATGCCGTGAACAAACCCAGTTCGTTGATACCCGCTAAACAAATAGAGCTGGTTGCATTGCCAGACAATTTTCATATAGATAACAGAGTTTTCTATGCAGCTGTCGGGTATAAAGACGGCAAGGCAAACATTGTCTATGCGTATGAAGAAGGAGAGTATATTACTGTCAAAAGAATCGCGACGGCAGAAAACGTCTGCATAAAAGAAGTAGAATCCGAGACA